CCTTGATCTGGGTAAAGAACATGTCCAACTCCTATTGTCCACAGCTTTGCTGGGCACTGGTAAGGTTTAAACCGAACACCCTCATGGTGTTTGATCATCTCAATCGTTTTAGACGAGACGTTCATTTACCGAACGCCCGACCGCCGAAGTGGAACGCAATAATGCTAGCAAACAGGGCTTGCGTCTCACTGTCCCAGAGCATCTCTAGCAGGTCATTGAAAGGTACGCTCATGTAGTAGCCGTACCAGAAACCTGCGATGTCAACAAAAACCAGCAGGAAAAAGAAGCCGTATGTGACCACAGGGCGAACGCTGGCGCGGAGATTCTTCATCCACTGACTGGTTCCCTCGTTCAAGCTGGCGTCATGGGCGTAGATTGCCTGCATCTCTGCCTGCTGAGCGCCGATGAGGGCTTGGCTAGTGTTAGCTGCGCTTTCCGTTGCGAGCTGCTCTGAGCGTATATGCTCTACGCGCTCTTGAGCTTCAAAACCGAGCTTACGCATCTCAAGCTCGCGCTGGATCTGGAGTTGGGCAAGGGCTAATTCATGGGCTTTGTCTTGTTGACCTTGGAAGAATTCAAGAATCTTGGGCAGACCGCCCATCAAGAACGAAATCAGAGTTGAGAGTAGGGTTAGCATAGTGATCCTTTACTGTTTGCTTTTACTTAAAATATTACTCGCAATTTGCAACATGCTAATTGCTTTGTTCAGGTCTTTAGGCTCTTTATCCCAGCCAACAGTGATCTGCCCGACGAACCGACCTTGTTCCGGCGGCACACTCACACGGCAACCGAACGTCACGCCTTTTTCAATGTACCAAAGTCCAATCTCGCTCTGAGCCGTTGCGTATTCACCGCAGGGTATTTCATTCGCCATCAGCGCAATCACATCACGATTATTGGCGGTGCTCTGTGTGAACAACCCCACGTCCAATCCGTCATGAGTTTTGTCTCTACCTTCTCGGGTGTAAGCGCGAAACAACACTCGCGTGCCGAACAGCGGGTTAACTTTGAATATAGCTATAACGGTCGCATCGGTGTTTTTAAACAAATGCGCCGCGACGTCTTCAGCCCTCTCTTCTGCGATTGCCGGCAGCTTCTTGTTTTCCTTGTACGCCTCAAACAAAAACCCTTGGTTCTGCCAGAGGAAGTATCCGGAGAACGCGAACACTGCCATGAGCAGCAGCGCGAACAGTTTGAACGGACTATCTACGTAAGATAGAACTTTGCTCAAAGCGTCCGCTGGCTTGTCGTCACTCATAACCCGAGCATCCCTAAAAACTTATTCACAATCTTGTCGGACAGGTCGTCCGGCAGGAAGCGTAAAAAGCCAAGCACCCACCAAACAATGCACAGCCGTACAAAGATTTTGAGAAACAGATCAAATTGCTTCTGGTACTCATTCACCGACCACACCTTGTCTTGGCGCATAGTTCCATGACTTCAGCAATACCCCAACCAACCGCGCCGAGGAACATGACGATGATCACAATCGCAACCGCCCACATCATTTGCTCTTCTTCAGCTTCTTTGCGCTTTTTCTCTTCAGCTTTTAACGCCGCCATCTCTTTGGCGTCGTCCCTGTCCATCTCGGCTTGACGGGCTTTGATTTTTTGCCAGACGTCAATCTTACCCGTCTGCATGAAAAGCATCTTTAGCTCTTCTTCAAATGCGCGGGCTTGCTCCAACGCCATCTCAATCTGAAGCGCGGTTCCCATGTTGGAACCCTTCTTGTCCCGCTTAGCTTGAAGCATAGCTTTAGTCGCATTGCTCTTTGCATCAAAGAGCTTCCCAATCATGGGCGCGAGGGAACTTAAATCGTTAGCAACTTTGCTCGCTTTTTTAACGAGTCCAATCGCCTGATGTAAACCTTCTAGCGCTGTAATCGGGTCGATCGGAATCATGGCCACATCCAAACTACTGTAAATGTCCCCCAAACAATGAAGGCAACAATCAAGGCTGCGGCAATAATTGCTTCAGCCCAGTCTCTCATACTTACAAACCTAAAATCTTTTTAACAAATTCTCCAGCAACTCCTGGACCAAACAATACCGCCGCAATGACGATGTAAAGTAGATACTCGATCGTTTTCATACGGTCTTTTCCGCGATCAAGCGCGTCTTGTATTGAGCGATAGCGCTCCGTGCAGACCGCCTCATGAACCGCCAACCGAGTATCTACTGATTCCATTATTGCACCTGCGCGCCAGTAACTGCCTCTTCAGGCTGTGCTTCCAACGCGTCTTTCAACATTCTGAAAAAAGCATCTCGACCAACTTGAAGCTGATCCACGTTGAATCTTGCTGAGTCCAATTTACGATCCAAGTCAGCGACGTGGTTGAGCAGCATCTGCTGTTGCTGGCTCATGTCTTCAAACTTGTACTCTACGCCGTCAATAGTCACAGGGGTTTTTTCGTTTTTTCCCATGATGTTTCCTTTAATGCGCCACCAAGATCGGGTGGTGGCTTCCCGTTATGATGTTGCCCAAGGTGTTCCTGTAGCAGTCACAGGATTCTTCTGCAAGGCGATGTTAGCCGCTAAAGAGGCTTCAATTGTGTCTTTGTCGCTACCGCTAGCCCACACCCACCCGAGCACCATTTCTTGCGTCAACTGATCGTAAGGCACCACGGGAGAGCCTAAAGGCCATGTCGTTGTTGAAAAAATAGAAGCGTTGTATGTGCCATCCACGGCTACCGCTTGCCAGTACGCTGTCGTGACGAAACCATTGTCAATTTCGTAAACGAGCTTAGAGATGCTCCATGTAAAAGTCATAGTAATTCCTTAAGGGTGTGATAATTTGTAAGCATCGAACTCAGCTTTAAGCTCTTTGATAGCCGCGACTAAAAGTGGAATTGTGTCTGTGTAACCCAACCACATCCGACCATCGTCAGCAATAGACACCGCCTCTGGAAGTACCTTCTGCACGTCCTGCGCAATTAAGAATGCGCGTGATGCGCCCTCATTGTCAACAACGTACCGACCAGTTACGGCGCGAAGTGTCATTACTTTAGATAACCCGTTTTCAATAGGGACAAGATTGGTTTTGTGACGTTCGTCTGAAATCGAAGTCCACGACCCGCTTCCTGCCGTCAACCCCACCCCACCTGTACTACCGTTCATCAGGATTAAGTAACCGCTGTTTGCAGGGTTGCGAATTATTGGGTTTCCACTCCAACCCACGCCGCCAGCGTCACCAAAATAAAGGTTTGAGCCATCGCTAACATGAAACTTGGCACCAGGAGTTTTAGTCCCGATAGCTACGTTCATGTTCATAAACGTCATCACCTGCGACCAGCCAGCGGGGTTGAAAAAATTGTTACCCCAAACCAGACCACGAACTGGTGAAGAAGTATAGTTCTCTAGCGAGTAGTAATAAGGACCAGTCGTCTCATTGAACCATCTAATCGAATCGGTTGAATTATTAACATACCTAAAGAAATTAAGGGAATTAGTCGAAGTAGGACTAAAGGTTACAGTTGTCCCGTTGGTTTCCATCATCGATGGCGCGGCGGCAAACGAACCAGCGTTGTTGTACTGGAATTGACCAGTAGAACCCGCAGGGCTTCCACCACCGCCGCCACCAGCCGCCCAAATAGGGGGTGAGCCTGAACCTTGTGATGTCAGGACTTGACCGCTTGTGCCGTAGTTAGCACCTGATAAGCCGATTGCGCCAGATGAAGCGATGCGAAGACGCTCTGTTGGTTCGGTGTCAGTATTTACACTTCTAGTGTAAAAAGCCAAATCACCATATGTTGTCCCTGCATTAAAAGTTTCAACAAAACCAAAATATGCAGGGTAATAATTATTTGTGCTTTTATACCCAAAACCAATTAAACGCTTTCCACCAACACCATTTTCGGTTGCGCCAAGTCCCAAATATGTTGAACCATTACCAATAGCAGTTGCATTAGATTGAGCAACTTGAAGTTTTACATTAGGCGAACTTGTCCCAAGACCTAGATTACCTGCGGTATCAAAGGTTGCGCGAGCCGTATCGTTTGTTGTCAGATAAAGCGGGTGATTGCTACGCGCACCCATGTAAACCGCGCTGTTTGTATTACTAGAAATTGTCTGAGCAATAACAGATGTACCAGTAACAAGGCTAATTGCGTTGCCACTTGAGTTGGCAAGTTCTAAAGTTTTAAATCCGCTAAATGTAGTAGGCGAATTCGTCCCAATACCCAGATTGCCAGTAGAACCAACAAATCTTGCTTGCTCAGTTCCATTAACCTTGACAATAACATCTCGGTTTGCACCATTTGCATTTAGCGATAGGTCAGCACCAGATGATGATTGAACAGTAGCAAGAGCTTGTAAAGTTCCACCGCTAGTAATGTTCCCTGTGCACGAAAGATTAGTACCATCAAAAGTAAGCGCAGAGCCACTTGTCGCTTGGCCTGAGCTGTTGACGTACACAACACCATTAGTGGTGATCGGGGCGATAGCCCCTGTAGCGCCTGCTAACAGCGTTACCGTGCCAGAGTTGTTTTTGTAGTACAGCTTGCCGTCGGTGATGTTGATCGCCAACTCGCCGTTCTCTAAGCTCGTATTGACAGGTACAGCCGACGCGGTCGTGCTGTAGTAGAGTTGGATGGGGGTGTAGCCAATAGCTGCCATGATGTTACCTCAAATTCTCAAGTTTGTACAAAGTTTTCATATGCATACCGGTGAGATCATCAACGATGTTCTCTAAGGCTGGGACACCTTTAGCAACTTTGCTACGGTTTTCATTCAGCCAAATTATATCATCATGGATCAGTTTTGCGATGCTTTTTTCCTGTTCGCCAACTTCACCGATGATTCCGAAAGTACCTTGGTACGCCTCAATCAGCTCGTCCAGCTGCTCGATGACATCTTCGTAGTAATGACCGAGCGCTTTATGCTCAGAATATGACTTTGTTTTCCAGTGTGCGATGTGGGCTGCGTTTCGGGCGTGGAATAGACGCTCGATCAGTTCTTCAATCATCAGAATGTGCCTCCAGAGATACCACTCCAAGTCGGAGCGCTTGAACCGGCAGACGTCAATACTTGTCCGGCAGTGCCGTTAGCTAGGAAAGCCGTTGCGCCTGAGCCGGTTTGGTAAGGAATCTGGCTAGCCGCGCCTCCGGCAAGGTTCGTCGCCGTACCGACAGCCAACGTAGACTGCGCCGCATACGTAGGTGCTGTACCGTTAGATGTCAGCACGTAGCCGTTCGCGCCTATCGCTAATTGAGAAAGGGCTGTCGTACCTGATGCGTACAGCAGGTCACCGGTGGTGTAAGAGCCGATATTTGTACCGCCCTGCGCTACAGCGAGCGTGCCGGAGGTCACCTGCGATGCGGCGATAGCGATATTTGTATCCGCTAGCGCTGTTAACTGACCTTGCGCATTCACCGTCGCGGTCAGAGTTTTACTAGCGCTACCGTAAGCGGCGGCGGTCACAGCGGTGTTGGTGATGCTGAACTGCGTTCCGGTCAGCGTCAGACCTGTACCAGCGGTGTAAACCTGTGCGGAACTAATTTGCGCAAATGTGATAGCTGTCGTGCCAAATGTGATCGTGCCAACAGTCGTACAGATGTAAGTCTCGCCAATACCTGTCGCACCAGCTTGCACAAAGAACGCATCGCCTTGACCGAGAGAATTTGGACTGAACGGCGCATAAGTGTCTGCGTCAGTCGCGCGGGTGAGCACCCAGTTAGTTGACCCATCACCAACTACGGTGACCGTGTAGACACCGTTCTCAGCTTGGTTGGTCTGGTTGTAGATCAACACACGCATACCGACAGTGGTCAATACACCGTCAATGGTCAACGCTACTTGCGCGCCAGCGTTGGTCAATGTGGCTCCGACGCCTGACGCACCATTGTTGTACGTTGCGCTGAGATTGCCTACGGAGTCTGGCGACTCGAGATAAACAGGCGCATGATAGTGGATACCTGACGACGCAAGCGTGTCCACGTATTGTTTAGTCGCCAATTGCAAGGCGGTTGTTGGGTCTTGCGTCACGGCGACAGAAGTTAAGCCGCCGAGGGTCAAGCTAGAAGCGCCCAACGCGATAGCCGTTGTGCCCACAGTCACCGATGAGTTTGTCAAGCTCGCGTTAGCAATGTTTGTCAGCGTGTTCGCTGAGCCGGAGATAGAAACGCCGTTCAGCGTAGCTAACGTGCCGCCCAAAGAAAGTGAGTCGCTACCGATAGTGACTGAACTATTGGACAAACTACCATTGCCGATGTTGGTGAGCGTGTTGCTGGCACCGCTGATTGTTTTATTGGTCAGCGTTTGAGCGCCCGTCAACGTAGCTACGGTAGAGTCAATGCCGATAGTCACAGCAGTAGAACCGTCGTATGACGTGCCGGTCAAACCCGTACCGATTGTCAAGGGGTTCGTAGCTGTGGCGGTAACTGTAACCGAACTACCGAGGCTCACGGCAGAGCCATTGATAGTGATCGCGCTATTTGACAAACTACCATTACCGATGTTGGTGAACGTGTTGTTTGCACCGCTCATTGTCTTACCGGTGAGCGTTTGTGCACCCGTCAACGTGGCGACAGTTGAATCAATCGCGATTGTGACGGCAGACGAGCCGTCGTATGATGTGCCTGACAAACCAGTGCCGATGGTCAAAGCGTTTGACGCGGTGGCGGTTACAGTGACTGAACCGCCCAAGCTCACAGACGAGCCGTTGATCGTGATGGCACTATTGGTCAGGCTCGCATTACCGATGTTGCTGAAAGTGTTAAGCGAGCCGCTCATTGTCTTTCCGGTCAACGTGGACGGGATGTCAGCGTTGACCAGCAAACGGAAAGCGGTGGGGGCGTCTACCCCGCTAGTCGGACCCGCATAAACATAGTTTGCAGGTTGGTCTGACACGATCAGCGCAGAACCCCAGCTCGGGGCGGCTGTGCCGTTTGAAATTAGAACCTGACCTAGAGCACCGGCAGCACTGACGTACATGCCGTCAGCGCCTGACCAGATTACGGCTCCTGGTTGCATCACCAAGCTACGCGCTGTACCACCATTACCTAACCCGAGAATATTGTCAACCTGATCATCGTCAGACAAGTCAAGAGCAGGGTGCTGGTGATCGCTACGGGCGAGGGTGTTCTCCGAGCCAGCCGAGCCGGTTTGAAAATTCGTTTGCGGCGCACTCGCGCTATAGCTGGCAGCGAGCGTAACATTACCGCTCAACGCACCACCGCCGGTCAAGCCGTTACCAGCGATAACCTGCGTGCTCGTAGGCACATAACCTGAGATAGCCACAGGGGTCGTAGTAGCGGCGGTCACGCGACCGGTCGTGTCAACAGTTACCACAGGAATGTTAGTGGCATCACCATAAACACCAGGAGTCACGCCTGAGCTAGCCAGCTGCGTAGAACCCACGCCGCCGTTAGCAATGCTCAACGTGACGTTGCTTGACAAAGCACCGCCGCCGGTCATACCTGTGCCCGCAATCACTTGGCGGCTCGTAGGAACACCGGCAACGCTGAGCAGGTCACCGACGCGGATCTGGTAGTTGTTACCCTGATACACGATCATCATCAGGCTGTTTTCGTCAGCCACAGGAGCGACGGGTAACTGCGTGAGTCGTGTCGGTATTAGATTGCTTGGGACATCAGACATTTAAAACTCCAAGTAGCCATTACCGTCTTCGGTAATGAAAAACTCATCACCGGCTTCTTGAATGACGCCCGCAGGATGAGTGTTAATCGGGGTGTCCGGACGATTGAACGGAAGGACGATTTGATCAGGACGACGCGGCGCAAGGCGGTAAGGGTCGTACTCATCGCGGTCTTCTTCGCAGACCATGAGACCAGGATAGTTCGGGTCAGGAGCCAACTCAGAAAGCAACATCTTACGCGAGCAACGACCGCAGATGGCGATACCATACGTCGGTTGTCCGCTCGGGTCAAGAAATACGCTCATTTGGTGTAAACCCCAATACCAGGATTGATCTGAATAGGCGAGCCGTCATTGTCACCATCCCACGCACGCTGCAAGCTCATAGCGGCTCGTTGCTCAAGCATAGGGATGAGCTGGGCGTCAACTTGCGGGGTCTCGGAGGCGACCTTAGCGGTCAGGTTGTCAACAATCGCATTCAACCAGCGCTGAGGCACTTCTACGTCTTGCTGAAGGTTCGCAGTGTCCATGATCTGACGATGGCGCCAGAGGATCAACTGAGCCTGCTCAGCAGCAATGAACGGCGCTGGCCAGAGGTATACCACCGGCTCAGGTAGGTCGCGCTGAAAATAATAATTGCTAGGACGACCAGGAAACACTTTGTTGCTCTGGTTTACGTAGCTGTCGCGGTTCAGCTGCCCGAGGGGGATCTCTTGAGGCATATTGCCGAGGCTGATTACCGCATAGTTGAAAGTTGCCGTAGAGGTAATTCTGAAGTACTGGTAGGGCAATGCACCAGAAATGTCTGTCCACGTAATCTCGCCCGCGCTCGCGGTGTCTGAGTACGTCCCTACGGTAACCCAAACAGTTCCGTTCGTGCTCACCTGAAAGGTCAACGGAGTTGACGCACCGGACCATTCAACACCTACAGTGTCTACAACGGTCTGGGTGGTGAAGTTTACGGTGTACGAGGTTGACGTCGCTACGGTAGCGCCGGTCACAGGCTGGATGACGCGGTAATTCAGGTTGAGGACTTCGACCGTGCCGTTAGGTAAGGTGACAATCGGCTGGTTTTCGTACATAGGTAGAATCAGCTTCTCAATACACCAGCTAGGGGTTTTGATGCTCGCTAACTCAGACAGGAACAAATACAGAGACTCTAGAGCATAGGTCTGCATTTCGCCTGTGATAGCCTGAGCGGGCAGACGACAACGCCTGAAGGCGTGGTCTACCACCTTCAGCGCGTTAAATGTCGTTGTGCTCACTGTGCCGGAATATGCCATACTAACCCCATTTTGTAGTCAGATGGCTGCTGTCCTAGCACGCCCGATATTGACGAATTATAATTCAATATTGTTGAAAGACCAACCAGCTCAGCAATTTTTACTACCGCCTTTGGGCATAACAGCGCCGCCCTTTTTCAGCATCATCTTGCCAGGGAGCTTAGGTGCGGTGTGCTTCGAGGTTTCGCCAGGATTCTTGTTACCAACAACACCCAACGTGCCTCGGTTTTTCAACATTTCACGACCGCCCGTATTCATGGCACCGCCTTTAGCCATACCCTTGAGTTCGTTCTTGTCGTAGCGCATTTCAGAACGGACACGAGACATCTCCTTACCGGCGTCGCGCTGCTTAGCGGAAACGCGGTTAATTTCTTCTCGCTCGTTGCGAATAGTGTCTCTGACTCGAGCCTCGCCACCTTTAGCGTAACCCTTAGCCATACCGCCTCCGCAGTAACCCACGGTCTTACCAGCGGATGAGAAATCAAAATCTTTAACTTTTCCGATTGTCATAATTCACTCCTATAAATTTTCAGCGTTCACGCTAGCGTGTTTTTGATCAGAACCAAAATGAACATGGACGAAACAGCGTTATTGTTTGCGCTACCTATTGCTGTGGCTTCAATGGTGGTCTTTTCAGGAACCGCCAGAGGATACTCAAATACATAATTCGCCACGCCGTTGTTGAGCGTGGTGATCGCGGCAGTCTGCCTAATGTTGTTGGAACCTCTAGTCAGCAATCTACCCTGAACCTGAGTTGACCCGCTGGCTTGACCGGTAGAAAACAGACCTTGAGCGACATACGCAGTGTAGCCCTCAGGCACCGTATAACTTCCCGTGGTTGTGTTGTTGTAGTCAAACTTGATGATGTCGTATGCGGTCGCAGGAACGCCTGCGGTCACAGTGCCGGTGCCGATGTAGATGTCGCCAGCCGCGCTGTTACCAGAGCCTGCTGTAGCCACATAAGCATAGTTCACACGAATCAACGCCGCAGTCATCGTCACAGCAGTCTGACCATTCATGGTGACTGTCTCAGTGACTTCGCTGTAGTTTGCGTCAAGACCTTGAACAACAATCGTTCGCGCACCGGTACCAGCAGAAGTATCGTTCGCACTCGTTGAGCTGACCGTCATCTGAATAGCAGACGCAGGAAAAGTAATCAGGCTGGGCAAAGGCCAGACAGACACCTGAGTCGTGTCTACGTCTGGATTAAAACCGAACACTGTTACGTTTCTGTGCCCCTGAATTTGACCGCGAGAAACTTGAAGTTCAAACGGACCGAACTCTCCGAACTGAGTTACTGATGCAGGTGCGCCCATACTACACCCCTCACTGAGAAGCGTAGGTTTTCAAGCATTCGAGAATGATCGTATAACGATCGCCCGAAGCCGCGCCCACTGTTGAAAACAACACGTCGCCAGTTTTACCCGCGCCCGCGTTATTTGGTAGACCGCCAAAATCTGAAAATGTCATCTGGTACATTTTGTCCGCAGGGACGGTTTCACAGATCAAATCAGTCGTCGCGTCCCAAAGAATATCCACGCCCATACCTTGTGTCAATGCCCAAATCTTGTTGATTTTGACACCATTACACGCGAGATTAAATGAGTTAGGGGTCAGCGTAGAAACGTCAATTTTCAAAACAGCGGTTTCACCAGTGCCATCTGAAATATTGGTAAATTTGGCGATGAACAGGCGCTCACCGTCAAGAATCGTTTGCGATGTTACTGCATCAGCCATGTCTATCTCCTGAGGTTAAAAATGAAAGGGGCGAACCCCTCTCATTCAATTAAGCGGCAACAGCGCCGTTCAAGGCAACAATAGCCCAACCTGTAGCGGTGTAGACTAGCATGGCGGACTCACCGACGCCAGTGAAAGTGATAGTTGTGAAACCGATCTTAGTCGTGGGAGTCAAAACAGCAGAGCCGCCATCAACCACGTGGCTAATAATTTTGATTTGCCCAACAGTACCGTCAGCCAAGGTCAAAGCCTGTGCCGCACCGGTCGTTGTCAAGCTGGTCAACATGTCTGTGATGTTCACAGCGCCAGCGCCGGAAAGAGCTTGATTAGAAGCGAAGATATCGCCAGTGACGTTGCCGGTTACGTTACCGGTAATGTTACCAGTGACCGCGCCGATGAAACCATTTGTGGACGTAACTGGTCCGGAGAAGGTAGTAGAAGCCATTTTAAATTCCTCTCATGCGAGTAAAAGTGAAGTGTCTGTCTGCATGACGTCAGCTGGGACTGTCAGGCACTTCGGGGAAACCCAGAAAAAGAGGGGGACCGAAGTCCCCCGCTTTATTAAACGCCAGCAGTACCGAACACGCCACGTGGGTCAGTCCAACCCAATGTGTAACGCTCAGTAGCCTTGTAGCGCATAGAGTCAGTCTCGAAGTCGCCTTCCATAGACTTCTCCAAGCCACGACGCATCAACAACTTCAAGCCTTCAGGCGCATCGGTCTGCACCCACCATGCGGTAGATGAAGTGATACGTGACAAGTTAGCTTGGCCATCAGCCAGCAAGCCCATGGACTTAACTGGGTTGATGTCGTTGTCGGCTGTGCCGGTGCGCAAGACGCTCTTCAAGAGGACTTCTGCTTGGAACACGTTAGAAGGACCGGAAACGATCTTCTTAGGTGTCAAACGGATACGCTTACCGTTGTTGTCAACGGCGTTACGGATCTGAATCAGCAACTGCTCAAGAGAGGTTTGTGACAAGTTAGCGGGGGTGCTCAGCTGATTGCTGAACGTGCCGTTAACGATTGGGTGGTTAGTTGCAACCAACGCCACACCGTCACCACCAACATACGCGCCGTTGAAGGCACGATTCAAGATGTTAGCTGCGAGGGTTTCCTTAGTCTCGATCAAAGACTGCGCCAAGTGCTTGGCGTAAGTCTGACCGATACGGATGTGGTCGCCGTCTTCCACCAAGACTTTGGTCAAGCTGAATGCCAGACCGTAGACTTTGTAGAGGTAGCGTTGCAAGAACAACACGCCACCAGACTGGTAAGAAACAGCCATACCGTCGGGCAGTTCAGGCGCTGCGCCAAAACCATAAAGAACAGGTTCTTCATGGTAGTTGCGAGGGATGCCTTTTTGCTCGCGGAAGACCATCTTCCACTCGTCAGCACGTTGGTCATAAACACCATCGAACACTTCGTTGAGGATAGGCTCAACAACGGACCGGAAGTCCGTACTACGCATTGGGGTAGCCATAATCTAGCCTCCTTATTATACCGAGTTCACAGCAGCTTTGTAGTGGTGTTCGTTGATACGAACAGACACAACTACGTAGGCGTCAGTGAGCGAGTCGTTGATCTCATATCCAAAGCCGGTAATCTGGAATTGACCAGATGTGCTCTGAATGGCGGTCAGGTAAGTGTTTGACAAACCTGTTTGTGTTGAGCCACCAGGAGAGGCGACTGTCCAATCACACTCTTCGCCGACAGCTGTTTGCACAGTTGTACCAGCAGAAGGGTTGTTGTATTGAACATCAAACAAAGTTTCAGGGTCATCATACACCCATGCTGTGATCTCAGTACCAGTCGTGCCAGAAGGCCAGAAAGGAGAAATCGTGGGCTTGCCGGAAGCGTCCAAGTACTGAACACCTGCGAAGATGCCCAACAAAGAAACTCCGTCGGTCGTGCCTGAACGAGTACCGTCAGACGTGCCGAGTTGAATAACACCGTTATCAGTCAACTTTACGGGGTCACCGCTGAAGATGTTGGCTGCATAGGTGCTAGCGATTACATAGGCTTTTGGGCGCATCTGACCACTGTTGTGGTAAGACGCACGAAAGCCAAAGGGTGCGCTTGTCGAAGACATAGTTGCTCCTAATGGATTAAAAAGTTGCGTCAGGAAAGATCAAACTGAGCTTCCCGCTGTTGCCCTATTTCCATATTACCGTCTCCCATGGTCAAGCGCGACTTAGACGTACGAGCTTGCTGCTCGAGGAACTCTGCCGTGTCGGTGAGTTTCTCTTCTTCACGCAGGGGTGCATCGTGATGCGCCTCCTTCATGTATTTCTCATAAAGAGAAATAGGCAGCTTAAAAGCCAACATCTCATTCACCCCAATGAACCCAACCCAGTCACCCGTCTTAAGGGTTGCGTATTCCCAGCCAGGAACGTCTTCTGGCTTCAAAGGCTCGTAGCCTAAGCGGATCCGCATCTGGATCGAATCACGAGGGTTAGTCGTGGTCAGCCAGCAACAATGCCAGCCGGAGAGTTTCGGTAAGTCCGGTAAAGAGGACTGAAAAAACTGCTGACGGAACATTTCAACCCGCTCATCTTCGGTAACCTCTCGGTTTTGTGTGATTGTACGATCTAACATCGCACGATTTTCACGACCGTCTCCTGCGGATTTTTTCAAGCGTTCGTCTGTCATAATACTCGCTCCTTTCAGCGATTGAAACCAATTATAGGGTTTGAAAATTAAAAAGCCAAATCATTCAAGTGTTTCACGCTTTGTTAGCGCGGTCGTACTCGGAGTAACGCTTAGCGTACTTCATGCGCAGTACGGGGTCATCCCACACACCTGCGTCAATCAGTGCCTGCTTGCGCTCGGGACTGAGGTAGATCTCCTTACGTGTTGACGCAGGGGCGTGCTCACGTCCGGAACCTACAGCGGGACCACCGCGTGGAGTGCGTTCCTCCCTAGGCTCGCGAGTGTCGCGGCGCTCGGTCTTGAACTTCTCGGGTAGGCGGCGGGCAGCACGCTTACGCAATTCATCCCAGTATTCCTCAGACTGTGGATTGTAACCGTCCTTGGCCAATGATTGGTCAATAGCGATCACAATGGCTGAATCCTCATCACGACCTTGCGAGTCATACCATGGATTCTCTTTGATGAACTCGTTAGCGTAATGCATGGTCATGTCATCAAGCTGCTGACCCTGTGGCTGGGGGCGTTGCTGGGCGGCTTGTTGCTTGGCGAACTGGAGCTGCTGCACCTTCTGCATCGCCTGATCGCGATACTTCAGCGCCTGAGCTACGTCCTTGCCGTTGCCCGCCTCCACCGCCTTAGCGATGACGCGTTCCGCCATCTCGGCTTCCTTCGCCGCGTTGGCAATGTGCGCATCATACGTGCCGAGGTCTACCTGATGTGCTCGTTGCTCCTGAGCAGATACGCGGCGCTCAAGGTCATCATTGCGTTTACGCAGGAAGTCCAGCTCGAGTTTGTCGCGTTTGATGGCTTGATCACGGCGCTCTTTGCGCTCAAGTTTCTCAAGTCGGCGTCTCTCGCGGATCGCCTCTCGCTCGTCGTCATTCCCGTCGCCGTCATCGTCGGCAGCGGTGGACGCCGTGCGGTCGTCTTCTTCATGATCATCATCCTGTTGATCATCCTGTCTGTCACTTAACTTTGACTCGTCTTCTACGATGATGATTTCCTCACCACCGCGCTCGTCGTCTTCTTTCATTACATTAGCCATAAGTCATCTCCTTTCAGATGAATGCTCGGATTGCCAGCGGGTCACCAGTTACCTGCCCGATGATATCCAAGTCGTTAAAAATAACAAACATCGCAGAGTCGTCAGTGCCAGGAATCTTTACTTCCCAGCGGTCACCGCCGTACTTAGCCACGCGAACGTATTCACCAGCTTTGCACCACTCGCCCTCTGGCCACGTCTTCATGTCATTGCGGTTCTTGAAAGCCAGCGGACCCAAGGCAATTACTTTGCCAATTTGAGTGTTCCACTTTTCTGTTTCATTGTTACCCGCGATGTCGAGAATGATGCCCCCAGCGGACTTTTTCTTCGGTGTGCGAATCTGAATCAGAACACGGCTTCCGAAAGGCTGAATGCCAGCATCTACTGCTGGAAAAGCCTCCGCCATTGCGTTCTCATAAGTCATTGTCAAGGTTTTTCTCCTGGTCTACAAGGTTTAAAAGTACGTTGATTGCCGCCTCATAACCGGCAACCATTCCCACGCGATACCCGTACTCAAAAGTGTCGCGAGTCTGAGGGCGTCTCAAGGCGTCAACAGCAAAGGACTGCTGTTCTGCCTTCAGACGATTCAGGAGTTGAGACTCAAGGTTCATGCAGGAGTCTTAGGTGTAGAAGGCGCAGCGGGCAGGGTCTGACCGTTCAGCTTCTCACCTGCCGCTAGGCGGTGTTTCTGTTTCACAAATGCGCCAGTCATAGGGACTGTGCCTGGAGTGGGTTTGTCGCTCATAATGTTTTCCTCAAGGGTTAGGGTTAATTCCGGTTCCGGTGCTCACTGCGACTCGCTCGCCCGTCGCCATCTCGGCAGCGGCTAACAGTTTCGCGGTGTCGTTGTCAGCCGTGTTCATGCGCTCGCGAGTCTCAAGGTCGGCGGCGGTGCGCTGGTTTTCGGCTTCTTGTCTCATCTGCTCAGCTTGCATCTTCTCAAAGTTGGCTTGCTGCTGGGCTTGTAACTTAGCGGCTTCAAGTTGCTGTTGTGACTGCATCTTCTGCTGTTCGATTTGCAACTTAGCTTGATCAATCTGACCGCGCTGCTGGGCGATCTGACCTTGCACCTGAGCGTTGAGCTGGGCAACCTCCATGCTACGGTCAGGCGGCATAGGTGGCTGGGGCTTGAACTGCTGAGCGGCTTGATCCAGCTGTGCCAGCTCTTGACCGAAGTTACCGAGCTGTTGCTCGATGAACTTCTGCACTTCCAAGATGACTTTGACCTGCTCTTCGGCTTCTTCCTGAATCAACTCCTCACGCTGTGCCTTGTCAACGGCGTTGTGCGCTTCGACGAGGTAGTAATTGAGCAGGTGATCACGCAAGTGCGTAGCGATCGGGTACAGAAACGTCTTCGCAATGGCAGGATTTGACCCGAAAAGCGGAGATTTCAAGAAAGGTATGTGCGTCATCAAGTGCGCCATGTGATCTTGCGACGGGAGCACGTAAATTGGGCGTCCCATAGCGGCGGCGACGTTCTCGCTCACCGGATCCATGTCCTCGCTTCCTGGCAACGGCTGCAGCACCTCATTCGCAGGCACTTTCATGTTGCGGAGGAACATTTCCTCTACTTTTCGCACATCATACATCTGCGGCATGGCTTGCGCACGCTGCATAATTGCCTGAGTTTGCGCAAAACGCTGGGTTTCGCTGAAAATTGCGGGGTCGCTGACAGGAATAACGTCAAGCGGACCATCAAAATCAGACGGATCGATGTCAAGACCCGCCGCTTGTGCCTCAATGTCCTCAACAGTCAGGTATGCGCTGTTGATGCGGTGCAAAATCTTGAAGCAACGCGCCATCGAGCCATGCAAACGGCTGTGAATTGAGCTGAACACCACCATGCCCTGCTCAATGAGCGCCATGGTTGTGCCTACAGGCTGGTTAGGGTTCTGGTCAGAGAGCTTCTCAAAGGACGTTTGCACCACGCCCTTGCCTGCGTCTACGAGGAAGCCGAGAAGTTGGAACAGAGTTGGGCTGGGACCGTTGAACGGCAGTGGCATCGCCAGCTTGCGCACGTCATCAATCAGCGCTCCACCCTCCATCTCAACGACTTCTGTCGGCTGGACGTTGAGGGTTTGCCCTCCTGGACCGCCTTTGAGCTTGAGCAGCGTGGGGACGTTCTGAATGTGAGCCGAGTCAAGCAGGGCGCGGAGTGCGCCGGTGGCTGCACCGCTCAGACCGCCAATCATGTGCGTCAGACCGATAGGGTACGCACCGCGCCAAGGCACGAATGGGAACTCCACAATCCAATCAAGCTCAAGCTGACGGTCGTCATCAGGCTCCCAGTTACGGTACAAGCCCAAGCCGAGGTTGGTCGTCTTGTCAATGCTCAGAATGTACGGCTCGGGACCATCACCGAAGTCGAGGTATGTGTAAACTTCAAAGATCGTGCGTAAGCCGTCTTCGTTGTAGCTCAGGTCTTTGCGTCCCTCAATCTTGTCGTTAGCCTGAGTGGACTTGCTGAACTCGGGATCTTCCGGCATACCCAAGTCAACGTCGCGGTACATGCCTGACTTGACACGGCGCTCGTATTCAAACTTCGTAATGTACTGCACGTGCGTCTTACGCTCGGCGGTGTAGAAGTTGGTCGCCGCGAACGGCAGGTAGACGTCATCAATAGCGATGAACTCTGCGCAGGGGCGGCGGTGGAGCGGGTTCCACATGAACTTCATGTACTGACCGCCGCCGAGCGGGAGCTGCGTGCTCAACTGCTCAAGCTCGCCACGGAACTCCACCATCTGCTCAGTCGTCTGCCAGTTCATGAAGTCCGCTTTACGCTGGGCTTTCTGAACCTTGGACTTGTCTTTCTCGCCGAGGATCTTGCTCTTTACGGGACCATTGGGCGGGAAGACCTCCTTCATGAAGCGGGCAGAGAAGTCCACGCACGCCTCGACGAGCATTGGGTGCACGACCTTGTTTGCGCCGGTGAACTGAGCACCTCCAGGAGCATCATCACCTAAGCCGGTGCGACGCAAACCCTCCTCGTACTGCTTGTCGCGCTTCTCACGAGCCTCTTTGTCGTTGCCGATCTTTTCTACGAGGTCGCTGATGGCGGTCTTGAGCAGGTCTTGATCGACCTCCTCGACGATATTGGCAAAGTGGGCGAGCTTTGTCGCGTGGTCGGTGTCGTTCTTCTCACGCAGGATTGCGCCACCGTCCTCAGTGTCCTCGACCTCGTTGTCAACGTCCTCAAGCTGAATCGTTTCGCCTTCAGACATTTCGTCTTCTAATCTTTCAGTAGCCATTGCTTACCTCACATAAACTGGTTGAGTATTGCGTCCACGCGACTCGGGTCGTACGCTGTGACGCTGCCGCCTTCGGCGTAGTTACGCGGGGCGCTGATGCTGTTGATGATCTCATCGACTTGGTTCGGGTCGTAAGACACTGAGCCACCCTCGGCAAAACCTTTGCGCGTCAAGAACTCAACGGCTAAAGGGTTCATCGCCTTGTACACGTCTTTGTTGGACACCTGCGGTGCGATGTTCCTACCGCTGAGTTGCAATTCACCTCTGCCCAATCCTTGCGCTTTGCGCAGGTCAAGCATCGCCAGCGGCGCTAGGTTCTCAGCGAGATCACCCATAGTGCCACCGGCTTCAAAGTATTGGCGGAACCGAGGGTCATCCATGACCGACTTGAACGTCCCTTTGCTTCCGGCTCGCTGGAGTTCGTACACGGCGCTGTTCAGCGCTCGGCGGTCAAACACCTTGCTCGGATTGTCAGTAGCAAAGAACGAGTAAGACGTCGGGACGCGCTCGGCTAAGTTAGCAGGAGACGCGATAATCGTACGCAACTCCCTGTTCTGTTTTCCTGGGAAGTACTCATTAGCGGCGAACCTGAAGTCTCCCTCGCTCGGTGCGACGTCAAACGCAGCTTGTGCTGCGCGGGGATGCGTGTGAAAATCTACGATAGGTCTGTCGCCCTTGACAGCGCGTAAGATGTCAAGCTGGTTCGGGTTTACAGAGTCCCAGTCCCCAGACATGATCGTGCCTGCGGGTCCTCGGTCACTAGAGCCGACGACGGAATGCTCAATGTCTTTTGAAAAAGCCCTGCCTAACGCTTCCCTGATCGTCTTAGCCTGAGCGGGGGCTTCCCGTGCGACCAGCTTCATCAACGAGGTTATGTTTCCGGCTTGAGCTTCTGCTGGCGCACCGGAGATGACTGCGGCGGCGAGGGTCTTGCCGACCTTGCCAAACGGGAGCAACATAGAAGCCAAGTCAACTGCGTCCTGCGGCATGAGGCTCGCGTTCAGCTTGTCGCCGATGTCAGACTTCTGGCTACGCTTACCGGCGTTGGGATAGATGCCAAACGCGGCTTGCTCATCTGCGTCAACCGAACCACCCTCCTTGTAACCTTGCTTACCCGCGTCAGGGTTGACAAATGCGCGGAACTGGCTCTCACTCATGAAGCGCGGTGCGTCAGGATTGAAGTTCGTGGCGTAGTTGAACTTGTCCATCCGCTCATGCGGCAGGTCGTAATCCAAAACATCCGCAAGCGCTTTCTGCACGCCAGACGGGTTACGCAGATCTACGATATCGTAGTGGTGCAAATCTTTGACCGCACCCCACTCACCAGCGTTTAAAAACTTGAGCACCGACTCGGTAATCTTCTCTTTATACGCAGGGTCGCGCTTTGTGTACTCGCGGGCGCGTTCACTGCTGAAGGCGTTCTCAACCGGCTTCAACTCGGTGATGTCGAGCGGAGTTACACCTCTTTTAGGTAACATGCGCTCGGCTTGCTCATACACGCTGTTGAGAATGTCACGAGCGGCTTTAGGTAGCTCGCTCTCAGCGCCCGCCCCCAGCGTCATCGCTAAGTCTTCCGCATCTCCGAAGCCTCGGTCCGACAGAATCTGCCCCGCGTTGCGGTAGATCTGATCAGCGATGGCGTCTTCTTCGTCAAGCACATCACCTAGCTCTAAACCTTTGTTCTTAGATTTGGTGATCATCGCCTGAGCATGAGGGCGACCCTCAGCGTCAATCAGAGTTGTCAAGCTGTTTTCACCTGAGCCATAACGCTTGGCGAGACCCTCTCCCTGCGTACACCAACCGGCTTGTCGACCGAGCGTTGTGCAGAGCTTCATAGCCGAATCGTCAACAGTCGCGGGAATGTCAATCCACTTCATTCCTGGCTCTTTGACGAATGACAGCTGCGCGTCAGGGATCTCAAGTTTCGGCGTGGCAGTCAGGTTACCCATCATGTCTTCTAGCTCTGCGTCAGATGCCGATTTGGCTCGCCACTTGTTGACTGCGTCAACCTTCTCCACCATCTGTTTAACCGATAGTTTGTCAAGCTGTTGAGGCGTCAAGCGTAACGCGGCGGGCAAGCCTGACTCGGGGTCAAGCATGTTCTGAATCTCATCCGCCATGTGACCGAACCCGAGGTTCTCATTGAGATCCATCGTGTTGTCAATCTTGTAAATCAGCGTCTCTGGGTCGAGCTTCTCAATCCACGGATTACGCTCTGCTCGTTGCACAGCCCCCTTAGCGCCTTCCATGCTGGGTTTTTCCCGCGCCATACGAAACTGCTCTTGATAAGCTCCGGCAGGGCTTGACGTGATCTCCGTGTCCGCGAGGTTCTCCCACAACTCGGCTTTGCGAGTGTTGGCTTCCATATCCTCGGGATAACCCGCGTCGGCGTGCTTTTTAGCGGCGAACCCTTCCTCAGGGTAGCCCGCCTTGCGGCGCATAGTCGCCGTTTCCTCAGGCAACCATGCACCGAGTTCTTCAGCAGCGTTACCAGGAATGTGCGAATAGCCTTCCTCGTGTGCGAGACGGATTGGGTCGTCCGGTGTGCCCATCTCGTTACGGATGTACTTTTCGAGCTTGCTGTCAAGCCACTTGTTGACCGCGCCCCTCTCCTCGCCGACGAGCTTGTTCAAGACGTCAGGTCGGTTTTCCCGCAACCATGGGACAGGGTATTGGTAAACACCTTCGTCAATCATCTTTGACCAAAGGTCTTCACCGGCGGCTTGGTTGATCAGATCTCCGCTGATGACTTCAGGATTGCGCTTTAAAGGGTACACCGACATTTTCACGCTATCTCTTGAACCGAGCGTCGGTGCCCAATTACCACCCTTAGGCTTCACGGCATACGACTTCAGGGGTGAGGTTACGTTCTGAACAATGTCGCGGGCAACGTAAGGCGCGGTCTGCACGAGGTTGGTACCCACGCGCTTAGCAAGGCTGGTGAGGGGCGGGGCGACCAACATCGCCGCTTCTGCCGTATCATCGGGCAGCAGTGGGACGTTAGCCTTGTTGACGTTGGTGATCGGTTGCCCGTAGCTCAAGCGCTCAGCAGTACGAGCGAGCGCCGGTACGCCGAGGAACTCCATCGTGCCCTGCATCTGCTGCGTGCGCTGAGGCGAGTAAGTCTGCTTCAGGAAGTCGGCAATGCGACCGAGCGCGGCGTTCTGCGGCTGTGCGCGCATTGAACCGCCGTCGTAGTAGTTCGTCTTGACAAACCCGCCGTCTGCCCACTTGACCTTGTTAGCCCAATACGCTGGGCTGCTCGGACCCTTAGCGATGTTCTTTGCGTGACGTGACTTGAACGAGGCTCGCTTAGCCTTCATGCGGTCGGACTCGCCCTCCTTGGGCTTACCCGCCGTGCTAGCGCCTTGCTCGCCGAAGCGAATGATCTTCTCCTTACCGTCCACCTTCGTCTTGACGATGTGTGACTTGGTAGGATGATTGGGCGTGCGCCGTGGTTGATTCAACGGCAAGCTGTCCTTGTCAACGCGGTCGGTCATTTCTTCCTCGCTGCTCTCATGTTGTCGACGAGGTTGGGGTAAGGGCGTCCGGCGCTCTTTGCTGCTGCCTTAGCGGATGACTTAGCCGCTGGTGACAGCGTCTTGCTCTCGCCGAGGCTCTTTGGGCGGGCTTTGTCCCATACTGGTTTCTTAGGCTGCATACGGATTTATCCTCGGTTTGTTGGAGATGCGTGGCTCGTCAACATCACGCGCTTGCGGCAACTCAAACCATCCGTCATTCTTGAGGTAGATGATCGCCTGCGTAAAAGTGTCAACATAGTCATCATGCTCCGCTACTGGGAACTTGCCCAATTGTTTGAGGAAAGCCCCCGCCCAGCTCACTGGTTGACCGAGGTTCTTTCCTGATTCTGGTACCCACAACAATCCCAGCTCCAAGGTGGGGGCGGCTTGGTGCGCCCGTGATACCTTATCAGCCTGACCTGGATTATAGCCCACGGCTGGCACTTTCGCCAAGCGCAAGTCCTGCAGCAATGATTGCCCACTCGCCTTCGCTTCCACCAAGATACGGTCAGGGCGCTTCGCTCGGGAGTATGGCGAGTCCTTCGTCATCCCGCCGTATTCAGTCGTCCAGTCTTTCACGGCTCGTGCCCGCAGGTCTGGATAGCTCAGGTGTTCATCCCACGCATCAATCAGCATCGCATTGCGTGCGCCCTTGTGCGTGAAGATCGCCCAGACCGAGCAGGCGGTCGGGTCGCCGGTCGTCTTCTCGGTGAACGCACAGTCGTATGACTGCAGTATGTACTCAAACGGCGGCAAGCCGGACTTGGCTGGCCATAGGTTGAAGTGCTTGACCTTGAGGATACCGCCCTCGCTCGGCGTTGGGTCTTGCTGCAACTGACCCGCCGTTCCGTATGTGCCCAACAACTGCTTCAGCGTCGTGATCTCTTTCTCGCCGAACCGCTCGGGGCAGATCAGCTCGCCCTTCTTCTTGCGGGGGTCGTACGGTCCGAGTACGGTCTTGCGCTGCTTGCCGTCCCACTCAGCCGGAATGCAGATATGCTCCCAACCCTTGATGTCCTCAAGGATGTGCCCGCTGATGTCGCGCTCGTGCAGTCGCTGCATGACGGTCACCATCGCATCGGTCTTCGGGTTGTTCAGTCGCGTTGACCATACCATGTCAAACCACTCAAGGTCTGACTCCCGCATGACCTCCGACTGTGCGGCTTGAGCGCCGTGCGGGTCGTCAAGTATCAACCGCGAGCCGCCCTCACCGGTCGCCGTACCACCGACTGAGGTCGCGAGCCGGTAGCCGGTCTTGTCGTTCTCAAAGCGCTGCTTGGCGTTCTGGTCTCCGGCGAATGCGAACATATGCCCCCACCGCTCTTGATACCATGGGGACTGCAACAGTCGCCGCGTCTTCAAGTTGTCGCGTGTGCTCAGGTTGCCGGAGTACGAGGCGCACAGGAACTTCTGAGCAGGGTCAGCAATCCACTCCCACGCTGGCCACATCACGCTGACAATCGTAGACTTTGAATGTCGCGGCGGGATGTTGATGAGCAGGCGGTGGATGTCACCCGCGCTCACCGCTTCAAGGTGCTCGCAGATGATCTCAATGTGCCAGCTCACAATGAACGGTATTCCTGGTTCCACCACGTGCCACGACTGCTTGACGAACTCGTACAGCGAGGCAGACGCGTTACGGCGGTCTTTCTCCCGCTTGACCATCTCAAGCATTACCGCCGGAGTCATTGGTGCGTTCATGCGCTCTCTTTGACAAACGTCCCGTCAGGCATGAGCGTACCCTTGCGGTCTTTGATCTCAGCATACGCCTCAATCAGACACTCTACCAAGTCCAAGTCGCGCAGGGCGCAGTAGTTGATCAAGCAGACAACGGTATCACCCACGCCGTCCTTGATCTTTGCGATGTCCTTCTTGCCCTCTGCGTCGCACAGCTCACCCAACTCGCTCACCGCCTTCAGCAGCTGAGCAGCGGGGGTGGAGTTGGGGATGATCTTGCGGGCTTCTGCCCAGCGGATGATTTCAACTTCAACCTCACGGTATGAGTAAACCCTCAAATCATTCATGGCGCTCATTTTGCACCTCCGGCTTTAGCGAGCAGGCGGCTCATGTTCTCAAGCTCGTCATCACTGAGGTTCTTCAGGTCAACCGCCGCGAGCGCGATCGGACCGCCGTTTGAACCGGTGTGCTCTTGTGTGATCTTGTCGCCGTAGACCTTGGGCAGCATCTTGCTGAGCATCCACTTGCGGGTGTCAATCTGAACCCGCTTGTGCGCGATGACGTCGCTGTTGAGCGGCATGAGCATCTGCTTGAGCAGGGGTTCGCCCTTCTCATCAAACATCGGGTCGCCGTTCGGGTCGAGCTTCTGCACCGTCACCCACTCGTGGGTCTTGTCGCTCAGCTGGACGATCTCGTCAGCGAGCAGAGCGTAGCCGATCTCTCGCGCGTGCGCGTAATGCTTGCCCACCCCGCTGGGGTCTGCATTCACCCACTCAAGAAAGGTCGCAACGGACGGCATCCCCTCTGCCTTGCAGATCGACTCAAGAGAGCGTCCGAGCTTCAGCTCCTCACAGATCTGAGCAGAGACGACCTCGCGGTCGTACTTGCGTGCCGACAGGTGCACTGCGCCTTTGGTGTTGTGTTTTGTGGTAGCCATGGGTTTGATTATACCTTCCTGTTTCAAAAAAGACAAGCCGTAAAGTGATCGTTCGTTCGTCTATATAGAGAGGGACCGAACGAACGATTACTTTCGCCTACAAAATGACAAAGCGCAAAAATTCCCGAACGATTACTCCGAACGATTACCCGAACGATCACATCACAGAACATGCTGAACCCTCACTCCGTTAGGCTTTGAGGACGTTCGGTGAACCTTCTGATCGGCTCCGGAGAGAGGACGACAGTCCCTCTCCTCCGGCGTTCCGAACGT